GCTAATGGTGAATTAAAACGTCTTATTATTAATATGCCACCCCGACATACTAAATCAGAGTTTGCTTCTTACCTTCTTCCTGCTTGGTTTCTAGGTAAGTACCCGGAAAAGAAAATTATTCAAACGGCACATACTGCGGAGTTGGCAACAGGGTTTGGGCGTAAAGTAAGAAACTTATTTCAAGATGATGTTTTTACTAATGTATTCCCAAATGTATCTCTAAGATCGGATTCAAAGGCTGCTGGTAGGTGGAACACAAATAAAGGAGGGGATTACTTCTCTATTGGAGTTGGTGGTGCTGTAACAGGTAAAGGTGCTGATCTCTTAATTATTGATGATCCTCATTCGGAACAAGAAGCTCAAGTAGGTGCATACAATCCAGAAGTGTTTGATAAAGTGTTTGAGTGGTACACATCAGGCCCTCGTCAAAGACTTCAACCAGGTGGGGCTATCTGTATCGTCATGACACGATGGCACAAAAGAGATTTAACAGGACAAATATTAAAATCTTCTATACAAAGAAAAGGTTCTGATGAATGGGAGATCATAGAGTTTCCAGCCCTTATGCCTTCAGGCAGACCCCTATGGCCTGAGTTCTGGTCAGAAAAAGAATTAGTGACATTGAAAAATGAATTACCTATTCCCAAATGGCAAGCGCAGTACCAACAAGACCCAACCTCTGAAGAGGGAGCTATCATTAAAAGGGAGTGGTGGCAGATCTGGAAAAAACAAGATCCACCCTTATGTGATTTTATTATTCAATCTTGGGACACAGCATTTCTTAAAACACAACGCTCTGATTTTTCTGCTTGTACAACATGGGGTGTGTTCTTAAATGAAGAGACAAATAACCAAGAGTTAATTCTTTTAGATGCCTATCAAGAAAGACTTGAGTTCCCTGATTTAAAACGTATTGCTTTTGAATATTATCAGCAATGGCAACCCGATGCCTTCATTGTAGAGGCAAAGGCTACAGGGATTCCTTTGATATTTGAGTTAAGACAAATGGGTATTCCTGTAAGTGAGTTTACTCCAAGCCGAGGAAATGATAAGATATCCAGAGTCAATGCTGTTTCAGATCTTTTTTCATCTGGAATTATATGGTGTCCTGAAACAAAATGGGCAGAAGAAGTTGTTGAACAGTTTGCATCTTTTCCCTCCGGGGATCATGATGATCTTGTGGATTGCACAACACAAGCAATTATGAGATTTAGGCAAGGTGGGTTTGTTAGAGCAAAAAGTGATGAAGAAGAAGAACAGTATTACCCTAGAGAAGCCTCTTATTATTAAGGATTAAATTATGGCTATAGTAAAATCATTCCCTCAGATTCAAGGTGAGGAAAAAGAAGAAGAGTCTTTAGAAATTGCTATTATTAATCCTGAAGCTGTTTCAATAGAAACAGAAGATGGTGGCGTTATAATGGATTTTACTGGGGGTGATGGAGAATTAGAAGATGATATTTCTCATGAAGCAAATCTTGCAGAAACAATGGATGATTCTCAATTACAGGAAATATCTTCAGATCTTATAGCACAGTATATGTCTGATAAAGGCTCTCGAAAAGAATGGGAGCTTACATACACAAAGGGATTAAAACTACTTGGACTTGAAATTGAAGAGCGTACACAACCCTGGAATGGTGCGTGTGGAGTCTTTCACCCTGTACTAACAGAATCTGTAATACGTTTTCAAGCGCACTCGATTATGGAAACCTTTCCTGCTGCTGGACCTGTAAGAACAAAAATACTCGGACCTATTAATTCAGAGGTTGAAAAACAAGCGAATCGTGTAGAACAGGAAATGAATTATCAAATTACTGAAGTCATGACTAACTATCGTGCCGAGCATGAACAAATGTTATTTCATCTTCCATTGGCAGGAAGTGCTTTTAAGAAAGTATATTATGATCCTGATATGGATCGACCTGACTCTGTGTTTGTTCCTGCTGAAGATCTTATAGTTTCTTATGGAGCTTCAGATCTAAGAACGTGTAGTCGATTTACACATATTATGAAGAAGTCATACAATGAAGTTCGTAAATTACAGGTCATGGGATTCTATAGAGATATAGAATTAGACGATCCATCTCCTGATTACAGCCAAATACAAAAAGCATATGATGATATTCAAGGAGAAGACCCTACAGTAGACTACGATGACCGCCATACTTTACTTGAAATTCATGTAAATATGGAGCTTGAAGGTGACGAAGACACAAAAGATGGAAAGCCTACAGGAATCGCCCTCCCTTATGTTATCACTATAGACAAATCATCAGGTGTTGTACTTTCTATTCGTAGGAATTGGGTAGAAGATGATCCTAAAAAAATGCGTGTCGAACATTTTGTCCATTATAAGTTTATGCCAGGTCTAGGTTTTTACGGATTAGGTTTGGTACATATGATTGGCGGTATGGCGAAATCAGCCACATCTATTCTTAGACAGTTAGTAGACGCTGGAACACTCGCTAATCTCCCTGCTGGTCTAAAATCTCGTGGTCTTCGTATAAAGGGTGACGATAGTCCTATATCGCCGGGAGAGTTTAGAGATGTTGATGTACCCGGTGGAGCTATTCGGGACAACATAACCTTTCTTCCTTACAAGGAACCATCTCAAACATTATTTGCGTTAATGCAAACGATTGTTGAAGAAGCGAGGAAGTATGCAGCTATACCTGATATGCAGGTAGCTGATATGAAAACAGATGCTCCTGTTGGCACAACTCTGGCTATCATGGAACGCTCTATGAAGGTAGTTTCTGCTGCACAAGCAAGGCTTCATGCCGGGTTAAGGACAGAGTTTCGCATTCTTGGTAGGATTATTAAAGATTATATGCCAGATGAGTATGATTATGAGTTTGGCGAACCAGCAAGTAGAAAAGAAGACTTTGATAATAGAATTGATATCATTCCTGTTAGCGATCCTAACGCTTCAACGATGTCTCAAAGAATTACACAGTACCAATCAGCACTACAACTTGCTTCTCAAGCTCCTCAGATGTATGACCTACCTGTTTTACATAGGCAAATGCTTGAAACACTAGGAATTAAAGACGTTGATAAGATTATTCCTACAACAAGTGACATCAAACCTGACGATCCGTCTACTGAAAATATGCATCTTATTAACATGAAGCCAGTAAAAGCCTTTGAGTATCAAGATCATCAAGCACACATCACAGTGCATATGACGGCTATGCAAGATCCAAAGATTTTACAGATTATTGGACAGTCACCCTCTGCAAAAACTATTCAGATGGCAACAGAAGCCCATATACGAGAGCATCTTGCTTTTGCTTATAGAGATGAACTTGAAAAACAACTTGGTGCTGAACTCCCTCCTTATGGAGAAGAGCTTCCAAAAGATATTGAGAAAAAACTTTCTACACTTGTTTCTGAAGCTGCTGTTAAACTCTTACAAAAAGATGTTGCTGAAGCACAAGCACAACAAAATATACAAAAATCTCAAGATCCAGAAATGCAAATAAGAATGCAAGAACTTCAGTTGCAACAAGCTGATATGGCTAGAAAAGATCAAGAAAGCAAAAACAAAATCATGGCCGATATGGAAAAAGCTTTAATGAGACAAAGCGTAGAAATTGAAAAACTTAAAACTATGAAAGAAATACAAGGAACTAAGATAGGAGCAAGTATTGCTGAAAAGAATATTGATCAAGCGTTAAAAGAAAGCACCTTAACAAAAAAAGAAGCCATTGAAGGTACAAAGATAGGTATTGAAGTTGCAAAAGGAATACAACAATCAATAGAAAAAAATAACAATAACTTGACTAAACAAACTTAGGGGGGAATAAATGGAGAACAAAAGTGTTTTTGATGTTTTAACAGATAAGATTCGGGAGTATATGAACGAAGGTGCAGATCATCTTTCTACTGGAGGGGCAAAAAACTTTGAGGATTATCAAAGACTTGTCGGTAGGATTGAAGGATTAGCAATCATGGAACGTGAAGTATTAGATCTTGCTGATAAAATTCACAAGATGTAAAGGTAAACGTAGAGCCTGAATCTACGCACACTGGGGTTTTCCCTGCGAAATGAGAAATTTATGACAGCAAAAGTACATAAGATAAAAAAAGAAGAAAAACCTAACCAGCTACCCGAACCATCTGGATATAGAATCCTTGTTGGGCTTCCTCAGATAGAAGAGAAAACAGACGGTGGCATTATCAAGCCAGGCAATATTGTTGAAACAGAAGCGATGTCTACGATTGTGGCTTTTGTTATAAAAATGGGTTCCGATTGTTATAAAGACAAAGATAGATTTCCAAATGGCCCCTACTGTAAAGAGGGTGACTTTGTTTTAATTAGAGCATTTCAAGGAACACGTTTTAAAATTCACGGGAAAGAGTTCCGTATTATTAATGATGATAATGTTGAAGCTGTTGTTGATGATCCAAGGGGGTATGCAAGGGTATGATAGATAATAAAGAAGATATGGAAGTAGAGATTATTGATGACACTCCAGAGGAGGACGCTCCTTTTATCGAAGATTCTGAAGATGAAGATGAGGTAGGAAATTACGGTAAAAAAGTACAAAGCAGAATTAAAAAATTAAAGTTTGATTATCATGATCAGCGTAGGGCTAAAGAGTCTGCTGAAAGAATGAAAGAAGAAGCAATACAATTTGCTAATAACCAAAAACAAGAAAACGAAAGATTAAAAAAATTACTGCATGAGGGGAACAATGTTCTTCAGGATGTCAGCAAAAAGAAGATAGCAAGCGATTTAATTGCTATAGAAAAAGAATATCGGGATGCTTATGATGAAGGTGATTCTGGTAAAATGTTAACAGCACAAAAGAAACTTGCTGATTCAACATACGAAGAAAGAAAATTAAATGAGTTAGGTGTTCAAAAACAACAGCCTGTCCCACAACAAAACATTCCACAAAACAATACTGCTCCTCAAACACCTCAAGTGGATGCGAAAGCAGCAACATGGTTAAAGAACAACACTTGGTTTCAAGCTGAAGGTAATGAAGAAATGACTTCATTTGCTTACGGACTCCATGAAAAGTTAATTCGTTCCGAGAATATAGATCCTCGCTCTAATGAATATTATGAACGTATTGACGGAAGACTCAGAGAAGTTTTTCCTGATTTTTTTGAAATCAGTGAAGATACAGAAGATGAACCTGTCAAAACAGCAAAGAAAGCTGCATCCGTAGTAGCCTCAACAAAAAGAGGAAACTCAAAAGCTACACGCAATATCAAGCTTACTAAAACACAAGTCCAGCTTGCCAAACGCTTGGGTATAACAAATGAACAATATGCTAATCAAATGATAAAGGAACAAGCAAATGCCTAAAGAGCGTACTGATAGAACCGCCTCCACTCGTGAGAGTGTTGAGCGCAAAAAAGAATGGACACCTCCATCTATTCTACCTACTCCAAACCCGGTTGATGGGTATGTTTTCAGGTGGGTAAGAACAGCTACTATGGGTAATGCCGATAATAGAAATGCTTCTATGAGATTTCGTGAGGGATGGGAGCCTGTGAAAGCAGAAGATCATCCTGAATTAATGCTCCAAAGTGATATAAACTCACAGTTTTCTGGCAACATCGAAGTTGGTGGATTACTTCTTTGTCGTACAACGAAAGAGCTTATGGATCAAAGAGATGAATTTCATAGATCAAAAGCAGCTACCCAAATGGAAGGTGTCGATCAAAACTTTATGAAGCAAAGTGATTCAAGAATGCCACTATTTACGGAAAGTGACAGTCGTGTTTCCTTTGGAAAAGGTGGTCCTAAAAGATAAATTTTTAGGATTTTTATTTTAACTCGACAATTAGGAGGTTGCTATGACTGCAACTGCTGCCCCTTTTGGGCTACGTCCGATTGGAAGGCTTGGAGGCGGTACGATTGAAACTCGTGCTTACCCAATCCTTTCTTCGGAATCTACTCGTATCTGCTATGGTGATGTTGTAAAACTTACTGATGCAGGTGCAACAACAACCATTCAAAAAGATACTGGCACAACAACAGCTACGCCAATCGGTATTTTTCTTGGATGTCAATTCATTGATCTCAATTCAAAACAATTAACTTTCAGTCAACAGTGGTCAGGTGCTGCTAACACTGAAGGTATGGCTTTTGTGGTTGATGATCCAACAGCTTTATTTGCTATTCAAGCAGATTCTACTGTAAACAATGATGACCTCGCAGCGAATGCTGCTCTTGTTCAGGGAGCCTCAAATGCTGATCTTAGCATTTCTCGTGTTTCTTTAGACATAAGCACAGCCGCAACAACTGCTACATTACCTTTGCGTATTGTAGATTGGCTTGGTGGTTATAACGGAGATGAGTATGGAACGGCTTTCCCAATTATGGTAGCTCGTTTTAACGCTGGTCATCAACTTTCACTTATTGCTGCTGGCTCTACTGCCGCAGCACCAAGTGCAGCTTAGAGGAGAATTGAACTATGGCTATTTCACGCTCACAACTCCTCAAGGAGCTAATACCGGGTCTTAATGCATTGTTTGGTTTGGAGTACGATAAGTACGAAGACGAACACGCAGAAATATATGAGACAGAATCATCTGATCGTTCATTTGAAGAAGAAGTGAAACTATCAGGATTTGGTGCGGCTCCAGTAAAACAAGAGGGTGCAAGTATTGCTTATGATACAGCACAAGAAAGTTTTACAGCTAGGTATAATCACGAAACTATTGCAACAGGTTTTTCTATTACGGAAGAAGCAATGGAAGATAATCTTTATGATTCTCTTTCTGCTCGTTATACAAAAGCACTTGCAAGAGCTATGGCTTATACAAAGCAAACTAAAGCAGCGTCTTTACTTAACACAGGATTCGACACTTACCAAAGTGGCGATGGTGTGACATTGTTTAATGCAAATCATCCAACAGTACAAGGTGGCGTAAATGCCAACAGACCTGCTGCTGGTGCTGATTTGAATGAAACAAGTCTTGAAGCGGCTGTTATTTCAATCGCAGCATATGTAGACGAGAGAGGTCTTTTGATCGCTGCTCGACCACAGAAGCTTATTGTTCCTGCGGATTTAATGTTTGTTGCAACACGCATATTAGATACAACTCTTCGTACTAATACTGCTGACAATGACATTAGTGCCATTAATAATAACGGCACAATTCCCGGTGGATATGCAGTGAATCATTATTTGACTGATGCAAATGCTTGGTTCTTAACAACTGATATTCCTAATGGAATGAAATACTTTTCCCGTACACCACTTGAAACATCTATGGATGGAGATTTTGATACTGGAAATGTTCGTTATAAAGCAAGAGAAAGGTACAGCTTTGGCGTATCTGATCCTCTTGGTATTTATGGCTCACCTGGTTCTTCTTGATCAGGGCTTTTTTAAAAGGGGGGCTTCACAGCCTCCCTTTTTTAATATATTATATAAAAACTAATATCCTGACAGTCGCATTGGGTGACTGACACTAGCCACGACAGGAGATTCACATGGCTAAAACAACTTTCAGCGGACCAGTCCGTTCACTTGGCGGTTTTACAGGCGTAGTAGAAGCAGCAGGAACTGGCACAGAAACAACTAATTTTGAATTAGACTCTAGCGGTAACATCGACAAAGTCGGTGATATCACCAGTACAGGAGCAATCGCAACCTCTTCTACTATTGCTGGTCGTAGACCGATTGACACAAGATGGGAAGCGGCAGGAGCTATTACGGCTGCTTTAACCATAGCCCAATCAGGCACTATTGTTAACATTCACGGAACACTAGATAATATTGTTAATCTTCCTGCGGCTTCGGGTGCGAACGCAGGTGCGTTCTTTGACTTTGTTGTTACCACAGCAGTTGCTTCTGGTAAAACAACTACTATTGTTATTCCGACAGCAACGGGTAGTACATTTTTAGGGCAACAGCAATTAGCAGCAGGAACAGCAGCTAACCCTGTGATTACAAACGCAGGTGATACCTTTACCTTTGTTGCTAGTACTGGAATTGGTGGGCGGTGCAGAATAGAATGCGTAACCGATAACGGTACTAAACAAATTTGGACTTCATCTTCTGCTTCTACTCCTGTTGCTACGGTAGGATAATTATTTTAGCAACTTACAAAGGAGTAAGATATGTCAGGAAATGATGTACAAGCCCGATACATAGCCCCAGGAGCATCCGATGATAATGGGATATCTGCTGCGGCTACGTTATCTGGAGCAGGAAACTTAACCATTGGTGGAGCTTTAGCTGATGGTGGGTCTGTCACTTTAGATGATGCCCGTAATGTTATTATTACGAGTGCAGGTGATGATCGTGGCGACACGTTTACAGTTACAGGAACCGATGAAGCAGGTAACGCCCAAACAGAAGCAATCACTGGTGCTAACGCTGGTGTTGCTACAGGCACTAGCTACTTTACAACAATAACACAGATAGCGTGTTCTGGTGCAACTACAGGTGATGTAGAAGCAGGAACGGGAACGGCTGTGGCTGCAAAAGTTACAGTTAATCGTGTGAGGCTTCGTGGGTTACAGTATGTAGGAAATACTACAGGTGGTGCTGTTGAAGTAAGAACTACGGGTGCAACTGGTTCGGTGATCTACAAGTTTGATGCTAACAATATAGATGATACAGTTTATCCAGACATACCTGATGGTGGTATTGTTGGATCTGTTGGAGCGTATGTTGTGTATACGCAAACAAACTTAGTAAGCTTAACTATATTTTATGAAGGATAATTGATATGCCAATGGGTAAAGGAACTTACGGAAGCAAGGTTGGTAGACCACCTGAGAAGATGATGTATGGCGGCAAAGTAAAGAAAATGAAAGATGGTGGTAAATTAAAAATGGTAGATAGGAATGGAAAAAGCGTTCCTTTTTACGCCAACGATGGTGTTGGAAAAATGAACAAGGGTGGTAAAGT